TTTTAAGTATTTAGAATAATACTTCTTACAAAAAAGGCGGGTGTAAAACCCGCACTTTTTTATTCGGTTTCTTGCCCTTTACCTTTCTTGCCGATATTATACTTTTGCTCTAAAATCCAGTCTCCCTTATCTTTGTAGGCAAGAACTTTAATTTGATTAAGTGGTGCAATATCAGCAACACTATCTTCTTTAACGACGGTAATTAGTCCCCAATCAGCAAGCAAACGAACAATGCGATTACGTCTTTGAACATCATTCACAGTAAGATTTGCGTGTTTGCCATCCAAAGCAAACAATTCTTTAAAGTGAACAATATAATATCTACCTTGCTTATGTAGAATATGACAAGATTGATAAAGTTTTTTCTCTTTTCTTGATGCAACTCCGATGCGGGTTAAAGTCTCACGGACTTTCAAAAAGTCATCAGGTTCATTAAGAATTACTTCCACCATTTGATCTTGAGACCAATTAACAGTGGGTTCTACCGTAGTAGTCATTTTTTTCCTCCAATGTCAAGTCGTTGTTTAATGAATTTAATTTGTTCTTTTGTTAAGATTTTCAGAGCTTGTGATGCTTTTTCATTACTATATCCATAGTATTGCTTTATACATTCTAAGTCTGTGACTTTATCCTTTCGGAGCCAGGGAGAAAATCTCTTCCGTTTCCTTAGACTATTTAGATAAAATGAATATTGCATATCTTTTTCAAGATAATGTGACATATTCATTTCATTTACATACATTATGCAATCAATGTGCGCAGATAAACACCGATTAATAATATATGGAGGATAATCTTGAATATTTTCTGATAAATTTTCTTTTGTAAAGTTAATAGAGTTTAACCAATCTTTAAGTTCAGGCATAAAGAGCAACCTCCAAAGGATTGGTTTTTTCTGTTGGATAATTCGTGACCAAGAGTTCTGTTTTTACATTTTCATCAGTTCCCCTTTCCCCCCTATGTGCCATAGAATAACGCAGTTTCCACTCACGAAGATAATAATCTTTATACAGTTCCAGAAGTCTATCATTGACATTATACGTAATCATAAATTTATGCTGGCACTTATAAACATTTTGAGCAAAAAGTTCGTGATCAAATGATTTGTGCATCTCTCTATCCTTTCCATAAAGAAAATCTTTAATATCATAAGGTGGATCTAAAAATACAAAGACATCTTCTCCTGGAGCATTCATTACTTCTGAGTAATCAATATTTGTAATCTTCCAATTCTTCATAAGTTTTGAATATTCTTTCAGTTTCTCAATACCAACAAAAGAAAAATTAGAACGAGATGCAGTTGGAGAAAACGTACTGTTTTCAGTCAGTCCAGAAAAACTACATTTATTCAGAATAAAAAAACTTACTGCTCTCTCAAGACCCTCTTGAGTATTAATATCTACACGAAGTTTATCAAATAATTCTCTATGTGCTGCATCTTTCTCATCCTGAGTTCCAAAGTCAGATACTTTGGTCTTAATCTCTTTCAGTTGTTCAGATAGTTCATCTCCATTATCACGAAGTTGAATCCAAAAATTGTAAAGAGGAACGTACAAGTCATTAATCCAAACGGGAACATCTGGATATGCCTGAGTTGTATAAAATGCAACAGATCCACCACCAATAAAAGGTTCTCGGTATTCTTTAAAAGTTTCAGGATACCAAGGTGCAAGAGTTTTAGTTGCTTTAGATTTCCCACCAGGATAACGGAGACAAGTTTTCAACGGGAAAGTTTTTATACTCATTTAAACTCAACCTCACACATAATTTCAGTCAATGCCGCCAAAAGATTAATTTCTTGATCCGCAACAAAGGCAATCTGATATTGATACTTAGCAATAATAAGAACAGCAGCAGGAATAGAACCTGGAACAACTGAGTCGTAAAGTGCATCATAAACCCTACGAAGAATAACACCACTGTCATTATCAAGATTGGATACAACCCATTTACGTACTTCAGTGAAGTTCTTTTCCTTAAGATTCTTAAGAAGTTCATTTACAGAGATGTCTGAGAAAGATGCAAGAATTCCCGAGTCAATTTTTCCTCCTGTAGAATATCTTTGACATTCGTTGAGGACTCTGCGGAAATCTGGGAAGTGTTTTGATACCAACTCCGCAAGAACCTTTGGATCATACTCAATCTTTTCTTGATCCAAGATTGTTTGAAGTCTCTTAAAGAATGCTCCTGCAAGTTGTGCCTTTTGTTTTCCTTTGATAGTAAAGTCAATGACTGCACATCGAGAATGGAGAGGTTCGATAATTTTGTTTTTATAGTTGCAGGTAAAGATGAATCGGCAGTTGTTATAAAATGCCTCAATATTTGCCCGTAGAAGGAGTTGAACGTCGTTCCCCGTGTTATCAGCCTCATCGATGATGATGACTTTGTGTTTAGAAGATCCCGTAAGTGAAACGGTCGAAGCAAAGTTTTTTGCCTGGTTCCGTACAGTATCCAAGAAACGTCCTTCGTCGGATCCATTGATGACATAAAAATCTGCCCCCAGTTCATTACATAGTGCCTTTGCAATAGTTGTTTTACCAATACCAGGAGGTCCAGCAAGAAGAAGATTTGGGATCTCTCCTTTCTCAACGAACTCCTTAAATGTTTTTTTAGTTTCATCGGGAAGAATACAATCATCAATCACTTGAGGACGATATTTTTCCACAAAAAGAAAATCACTTGCCATAATTTAGACCCAAGAAGGTTTGCGTTCTGGCATACGAAGATAGTTAGATGCTACCCAAGATTTGGATGCAATGTATCTTTTATATGCCTCAAAGGTATCAATAGTATTGTCATATTTCCATTCATCGGGCATAGCACGAGCAAATGGAGTTACATTTGTTAATTTTCCTTTTGGAAACAAATAGTATGCCTCCAAAAGAGTATTATAGCACGAATGAGTTTTACCGTAACGGACGGAATATTCATCACAAAGATTCATTCCCCACTTAATCAACCAATAAGCATTGTCGATTGTTTTTGCTGCCCACTGAGTACAAGGATGATTACGAAAAGCACCTTTTTCAGTTGCATACGGATTGCCATCTGCTTTGTGAACTGGGCCATAATTGTGATACCACTTGGATGCTACGATGGATAACATCTGGCAACACTCAAGTGGCATTTTAACTATGTGTTTGTCAGGAAGACAGATAGCACTTTCGGCAGGAAATTGATTTGTGACGAAAATATTCATTCAAATGTTGAATCAGGTTCCAGAGCAATATAATAGCAGAGATCGTGGTTCTTAGAAGTGAATCGTGACAAAAGTTTTTGCGACACAACGACTTCATAGGTTCCAGGAAGAATCTTAATATTTTCTACCTTGAAGTTGAAGACAAACACAGAATTCGTTTCACCAACAACAATCGAAAAGTCGTTTGATGTGTCGTTCTTTTTGTCACGAACAACCAGTTTCACAACACCTGCTTCACCAACGGCAGAGACATCTGGAAGTTGATAAACTGCAGCAGCTTTCAAAAGTTTATCCAGTTGCTCAGTACTCAACTCAAAACAAACATCTTCACTGGGAAGATTGATTGCTTTGTCAGGAGGAGTAATGATAACGTTAGGATCAGCAAAGAAATACTTAGAACGAGACTTTCCTTCTTTGATGACCACATATCCATCATTAGCAAAATCAAGTTCTGGTGTTTTATGCAGATTCAATCCGTTAAGAAATTGGTTCAAATCATAGATACCAAAGTCTTTAGAAAACTCCTCTGTAATTGTTGCTTCTGCAAGAATATTCTTCATCACACTGATAGTGCGAAGTTTATTTCCCTGTTTAAAAAGAATGGATTGATTAATTGAAGAGAAGTTTTTTAGAACAGAGAGAGTCTTATCAGAAAGTTTCATAGTTTGATTTCGCAGTTTCATTATTAAATCCAGCAAAGTTATAAAGAAGAATTCCGTAATGAATAATCTTTAATGCATCAAGTTTAGACATTCCGTCTTTTTTACCAAAACGAGAAGAATATTTGATGAGATTATCTCGGCAAAAGGGAACACCATCACCAATTGCAT